GGTAATGAGAGCAAATAAAAATATTAAAGAAGATACTCTTGGACCAATAAAAGATAAAACTTATTTAAATAGAAACGATATTATTAATGGTATAAAATCTTTAGCGAGGACGCAAGGTATGTATGGTAGGTTATTGGAAAACTTACAAACATTATCAGAAAAAAACCCAGAGGAATATAATAGAATAATGGCCGAATTGGAAGATGCTAAATTTAAAGATATTGCTGATTTTGTTATGTATATTAAAGAAACATTTTTATATAAAACTGGTTTAAAATTTGATTATGAAAATAATGATTTCATAGTTAAAGAAGAAGAGGAAGATGAGGAGAATGATAGTACAACAGAAACTGAAAAATATTTAGATAGAGATGATATTATTAAAGGAATAAAAACATTAGCACAATCACAAGGTTTCTACGGTAGAGTTTTAAATGATTTATTAAAAATGAAACAAAATAACCCAGAGGAATATAATAGAATAATGACCGAATTGGAAAATGAAAAATTTAAAGATATTGTTGATTTTGTTTTATATATAGAAAGTTAAAAATGTTATTTAAAAATGAAAATTAATTTAACTGAACTTAAGAAAATAATTAAAGAAGTTATTCAAGAAAATACTGATACATTAACACCAAAAGAAGTTGTTGGTTATATAAAACAAATAACACCTTTTGAATCAGATATACCAACATATTTTTTAGATCAAATCTTGAACAGTGGTAAGTTATTTAAAAAGAAAACACTTAACATAGAACAAATTTTAAAAAACGATCCTGATGCTAAAGAATATGTTGATTCAAATGAGGATAGATACGAGGATGATGATGAATACGAACCACAATATGAGGAACTATATTATCCTATAGTTATCTTAAATAATGTTGTTCTTGATGGATATTCTAGACTCGCAACAAATAAAAGAAACGGAGAAGATACAATAATAGGTTATATAGCTTAAAACAAAAATTTTATGGAAATAAAAGATTTTATAAAAAAATTATTAAAAGAAAGTTTATTAAAAGAATCTTATAACGAATCTTTTGACGATTTTCTTTCAAACAAACCATACGAATTATTAAGCGATATTAAAAATAAAAAACCGATAAAATTTAATTTAATACCTAAAAATATATACCATAAGGCATTACAAGAATATGTTAAATACGGTGAGTTTAATAGGTTCCCCGTTAAATATATTTATAATTGGAAGAATATATTATTAAAAAATATAGCACAATTATATGTTTTAACAGAAATACACGGTCATGGAAGTAGTTTTCCATATGATGAGTTTTATGATGTTTTTGATAATTCAGAGGAACAAGAATCAAACCAATATGATTTATTTACTGGGAAGCCCACCACAGTTAATAACAATGGTGAATTTACCACTTGGTGTAAAACTAAATATAAGGAAACAAATGATAGTGATTATTTAAAAGAAAATAATTGGAACATAATATATAATTTCTTAGATCAAGTTTATAATATTGATGATGTTACACCACAATTTTCGAATGGACATCATGTGCTTTCAGATTATGCAACAGAACCGTTAATGGGTTTAGGTTATGAATTAGATGAAGTAGAATCACCAGAAGAAATTATAATTATAATAAATAAAATATTAGATGTTGCACACCAAAGAAGTGATATAGCTGAAATTTTCATCGAAGGTGGTACAAAATCTTTAGAATATATATCTAATTAAATGAAAATAAATATTATAGAACTAAAAGAAATTATTAAACAAGTTATTAAAGAAAATAAATTTAATAATAGTTTAATAACGGAAGATTTTTACAACTATTTGTTAGATGTAATAGAAAGTGATGATGATAGAATATACAAGTCGTTATTAGAAAACACAAACCAAACACCCGAAGAATATTTAAACGAATTAATATTAACAGTAACAGAATTAACAAAAACCCCGCTAATTAAACTATATAGGGTAGTTTTCATTAAAAATATAACCGATATAAATAAAGATAAGTTAGGTATACACTGGGTTAAAGACCCTAATGATTTCCATGAAGAAATGATCGATGAATTATTAAAATTAGTTAGAAAGAAAAACAATAATATAACAATAAACGATTTAAGAACAATTGAAGCTACTTTTAGTGGTAATGACATAAACTTAAAAGAAACGCTAATTAATAACGTTATACACCCCTTCGAAGAAGAAATAACGATAAAAGAAAATTCAGCACCAAAAAAAATAAAACTTTTCCAATAATAACATATTTATATATAAAATATAAAAATGAAAGATATTAAAATATTAAAGCCAGGTCAAACAGGTTTTGGGATAATGATAGAACAAGATGCTGGTTATATTTCACCAAACGATAATATAAACAAATCTTTTATTAATGAAATGCAGAAAATAGCAGAAGGAAAAGGTATTATACCCAACCCATTAATATTATATGTTGTATTACAAAAATATGGTGTTGAAAATAAAAACGGTAGAGTATATCCTGAACATATTTTAAGAAGAGAAAATGATAAATATCAAGAATTAATACGAGAAAATCGGGCAATCGGGGAATGTGTTCCTGAAAACACAGGTATTTTTACAAAAGATGGTTGGAAAAATATTCAAGATGTAAAAATCGGAGATGAAATATTTACATTAAACATTCAAACTAATAAATTAGAAATACAACCAGTAACACACACAATTAAGAAACCTTATAATGATGAGATGATACGTATTTATAATTCATCATCATTAGATATGTTAGTAACAAAAAAACATAAATTAGTATTATGGGATAGAAGTGATAAACCATACACTTTAACAGCTGAAGAAGTTTATGATAAAATAAACCAAAAAGATTCTGTTGTTTCTCATTCATATATTAAAAAATCTGGTGATTGGGTAGGAACAAAACCAGAATATATTACTATACCAAATACAGATTATAAAATAAAACCAGAATTATGGGCTAAATTTTTAGGTATTTATTTAGCTGAAGGGCATTCTGATGGTGTTAATAGTGGTAACATAATAAACCGTGTTACTATAACACAATTTAAGGAAGATAGTAGAAATAAAATAAAAAATATGTTAGATGAAATGCCTTTTGAATATAAAATATCAAAAGATGAATCTCATTTTACTATGTATAACAAGGAATTACACCGATTCTTATTTCCTTTAGGTAATTCAGAAAATAAATATATACCACAATACGCTAAAGATTGGGATAACAGTTTATTAAACATATTAATAGAATGGATGTTAATGGGTGACGGTGTTAATAGAAAAAACGTAAGAGGTGATTTAATGAGAGAATATTATACCACAAGTCCTAAGTTAGCTGAAGATTTTATGGAAATTTTATTAAAAACTGGTAATGGTGCTTCTATCAGAATTAGAACACAAAAAGATAGGTATATAAAAGATTATAAATTAGTATCAGAAGAAACAAATAATAACGGAAATATAACCACAACAACAAAAAAAATAGAAACAAAAAGATTAATAAAAGCTGAAAATTCAAAACCTTTATTTATTATTTCAGAATCAATTACTAACGGTAAATGTTTAGATGTTAGATTTACAAAAGCGGATAAAATATCATTTAATGATAATGTTTATTGTGTAACTGTTGAAAACGGAACATGGTTAATGAAGTATAACGATAAAATTTCCTGGACACATAATTGTGAACACCCAGAATCTTCAATTGTTAATACTGAAAGAATATCACATAACATAACAGAAACTTGGTGGGAAGGAAAAACATTATTAGGTAAAATGGAAATTATAATGTCACCAGGTTATATTAATAATGGTGTTATTTCTTGTTTAGGTGACCACGTTGCTAATCTTTTAAGAAAAGGTATTATGATAGGTGTTTCATCTAGAGGTGTTGGTTCTTTAAAGGAAGTTAATGGTAAAAATATTGTACAAGATGATTTTGAATTGATATGTTGGGATATTGTAACAAGTCCTAGCACACCAGGATCTTGGATTTTTAATAAAAAAGAGGAAATGCAACCCTTTACTGAATCTAAAATAACACAAAAAACATTATTAATTGATAAATTAGATAAATTTTTATTATAAGCTAAACAACTGTAAATCAATTCATTAAAACATATATAATATTTTTTTTATTAAAAAATATAA